GTCAAAGATTACCAATTCACGTTCATGAATTATAAGGACGTCATCGAATCCCATGACTTCCAAAAGATCAAAAACCATTCCACCGGCTTTACTGCTCCTGGATTCTCAAACAAATATGAGGCTGCTAAAGACCGATATTTTCAACAATTCTATATGAATTACATAAAATCGGATGCCCCTAGCACTTTCTCATTATTTTTCAAAAATGAATCCATTAAAAAGAGTAAAGTTGAAGAACGTGGTCCTAGAGTTATCATTGCTTCCACTTTAGAGCATGAACTCTTGTCTCGACAAGTCCTCCAATCTTACATTTCAAATGTAATGACTTTGAGACACAACCACAAAATTAAGATTGGTTTACACAACAATGAGTACTTAGATCTATACAATTATCACAATGGATCTGACCCACGTACTCTATTTTATGCTGCTGATTTCACCCAGCAGGATAAAAATATGCCATCTCAATTCATGAACATTGTAAATAACATCATGTGCAAACAAGCACATTCCCAGGGTTATAGTAACGAGCAAGTCTCTTACTTACATAGAGCTTTAAAGGCTTCGACCTCCAAATACCTCACTCTCCCAAATGGTCAAGTCTTACATCTCACCACACCCTTGTTTCCAACAGGCCAATTGAATACTGCTAATGGTAATTCTCATAATCATCTCCTTCTATGGAATTACGCACTTCTTCAATCTGGCCTTACCCCGAATCAAGTCTCCAATATTAAACATTCTCAGTATGGAGACGATGTCTTACTTTCTGATCGCGGTGGTCTCCGTAACCGGAAAGAAAGTATCATCAAAACATCAAAAGATCTTGGTATGCCCATGACTTTTGACGCTTGGGGTAAACAAGCTTTTCGAAAGGATGGTTCATCTGAACCTTCGGTCACATTCCTTAAACGCTCATTTCACAGGCACAACGATCACATCGTAGCTAAATTTGAGTCAGACCGAATCATCGCAAAATGGTTAACTCCAGCTCGCAACATTCACACCGCTGCTGAGTCCGTCGATCGTAGTTTTTCTTTCGCCCTCCTTTGTGGAGGCAACAAGAAATTATACAATTACATAATGGATAGCCTCCGTCAAACTGCCACCGCTGGCAGAGTTGAAAGAGACTACCTGTCATTGAACTACAACGACATGATGAATTCTTTTTACGTCTCGCCTCTTGAAAGAGAAACACCTAGAGACTTAAACATTCCAAAGCTCCCAGAATGGCAACATGAACAAATGTTTGACCATTCTAATAACAACAACCCTCTTGAAGGAACTTCACACCATTCATCTGGTGCTGCATTGTATATAAATCATCGCAGACCTAGGAATGCCGCCTCAAAAAGAAGCTATTTACGTAAGCTCAAGGCGCTTTCCAAAGTTGAACAACTTCCCCCCAAACAGGATGCTCTAACCAACCTGTTTTCCCAAACATCATTCAATCCTCATTTGCTGAGTCTCCTGCTCCGCAAATCCCCTTCCCCCCCTGCATTGACTCCACTCTCCAACACCTCTTCTGCCCATCTCGCACTC